ATTTCTACTGATTTATCGTGATTAAATTTAATTAATTTTGTAGTGTTATTTTTTTTCTTTAAGCTATCAAGTAGTGCCATTTTTTTTCCTATATGTTCTTACCATAAAATTTTTTATTTGCTCTTCCATCCCCTCAGAAACTTCTCCCATAACATTTAAATCTCTCCATTTTCTATAAAGATTTTTTCTAATGTTTGATCTTTTTCTCCAATCTCTTGAAGTCAATCTTTTAGTGTGTTTTGGTAATGCCATTATTTTTGTAAGTTTTCTTCTTCAGGAGATTTTTTAAATTTGTTAAATACTCTTCTTACTCCATTTGTAAGAGCATCTACTAATGAATCTTGATGCCTTGCATCAATAGAGTTTGATGTTTGTATCTCTAATAAACTCATTTTTGCTCCCATAGTATCGAGAGTTGCATATAACCCAAACATCTTAGGATCTAATGGGATTCCTAACATTTTTTTTCTTTCAAATTCTTTTATAAAAAATAATTTAACTCCATATTGTGCCTGATGACTCAAATTACCTGCATAAAAGTTTTTTTCAACACTTTGTGTAAGAGTTAGAGCATTTGATATTTGCTCAGGTCCATTAAATCCTTCTCCTGATAATTCCATAGGATTTGTAAGTTTTTTAATAGTTGATGGTGCTTCATCCCAATTTTCTCGAAACCCTGTAGCATTTTCATCTCCACCTGGATTCTCAATTAATTCATTTACCAATTTTAATCTCCTTTTTTATTTTGCTTATATCGTGATCTAATCCTTCCATGTATTCTTCAAAAAATTCTTGAAAACTCTCAAAATTTTCATTCATAACTTGTATTTTTAGCATCGCATCTTTATATAAATCTTCTTGTTTTTGAAATTTAATAACTACTTCAACAAATTTTTTCTGTAATTCCTCATAATTTTTATTTACCATTATCTATCCTTTTATTTATTTTTTTTAATTCATCTTTTATTTCGCCTAAATTTTTTATAAGATGAAAAAATTTATCCTCATTAGGTATTTGTTTTGTTACTTTGTATAAATCATCATCCATTATTTATTTCTCCAATTTTCTTTCATATTCTGTATTTCTAAACATTTCATTTAGTAAAGCTGTAACTACATTTGAAGTAACTGCATTTCCTAATGTTTTATATCTTTGGCTATCTGACAATCCTTCAGTCCAGGAATCAGGAAAGCCTTGCAGTCTTTCACATTCTGTAGGAGTTAATCTTCTAATTTGACTTTTTGAAGTTTGATATAAGCCTGTCTTTGCTCCTAATCCTCCTCCTAATGCTTTTAATGTTCTTGCCATACCTGTATCGTAAACTCTTTTAGCATCAGGCATATTAGAAGTTAATTCAGTTAATTTAGGAATTAATATTTCTGATCCATCTTTGCCATATCGACTTCTTAAAGTATTCATTAGCTTTTTAGATACGAAGTATTTTCGATCCACTTTCTCCTCTAAAATATCCTGTAATAAAAATCCTCTCTCTGTTTTGTGGTACTCCATAATTTTTGCTATTAAGTATCTTCCATTCAATTCTGTACTCCAATTTGGAGAGTATGGTAAGTATTCTTTGAAAGGTTTTCCCTGATCCATGAGATAACAAACCTTTAACGTTTTCAAGCACCAAATATTTTGGTTTTTTAATGGATAGAATCCTTGCGATATCAAAAAAGAGTGTTCCTCTTGTATCGTCAAATCCTTTTTGCTTTCCTGCAACTGAAAATGCTTGGCAAGGAAATCCTCCAAAAAGGATGTCAAAGTCTTTGATTTCATCTCCTCGAATGTTAGTTGCATCTCCATAATTTTTGATTCCTGGAAAATGTTTTTCAAATATCTTTATTGCATAAGGATCTATTTCTGAGTAACCAATTAACTCATGCTCGATATTTGAATTTTTAATTCCTAGTTCAAATCCTCCTATTCCTGTAAACATTGAAAATACTTTTAGTTTTGCCATTCAAATTATCTATACCTTTTTTGTTTTGTAATTTTCAATTTTTTTATTCTTATTTTTTTTTGTTTTTTTACCTATGACTTATTTGATTAGATTTTTTTATAAATTCTCTAATTTTTCAGTAATTGATTTTTTATTATCATTTTCCAATCTTTTTATCTCTCTGCTAATTTCTCGCATCATAATATGAAATTTTCTTTGAAAAAATTGAACCTCATTTACCTTCTGCTCTTTCCATCGATCATAATCAGCAAATTTCATCGCATAATGACCTCTCATACTCTCCATTTCCTGAAAGCTATCCATAAAGGATTCTAATTGCCTTATCATCTCTCTAAATACCAATCCATAATTTTGAACCATATAACTTGATATTCCATTCATCGCCTGTAGCTGCACTATTTCAGATTGACCACTCATCTTATCTTCAAGATGTGTTGAAATGTTATGAACCATCAATTTATACCTATTCTCAAAATCAGCCATCGTAGAAGGCTTCATATCCATATTTATATCGTGTTCATTCATACTTATTCCATCCTCTCTCTGATTTCCTCATAATTACTATATTTTGTGTTTCTTTTAGATGATCCAGGTAGGCTTTATCAATATCTAATTGCTTATCAGTTTGATCTATCTCTTTATTTTTCTGACTTTTTCCCAATGCTCTATCGTAGTGATACATTAAACTTTTCTGCTTCTCTATTACAGATTCAAGAAACTCAATTTTTTCATTTAATTTATATATTTCTTCAATTTTTTTCATGTTTTTTTCCTTTCTAATTTTTAGAATTTACCTGTTTGGAATAAGACAAATTATTTTTATAGTGTTTTTTTGTCCTCAGTCCTCAAATTTCTCCTAAAACCCTTTTTTTTTTCAAAGAATTTTTTTAGGATGATTTCCCCTTAAGGGAAATCAAAAAGTTACGTCCTCCTTTTATCTGATTTATTCTGATTTCCAAAATATCCCATTTTTGCCCTCGTTTTCTTATCTTTTGCTCCTGGAGGTCTACCTAGCTTCCTACCTTGTTTCTTCATTAGTTGTATTGCTGCTTTTTGCCTTTCTGACCTCTGTTCAGATTCTCTCTTATTTATAAACTCCCAAAAACTTAAAAAAGCATTTTTCATACTAGGATCAGTTATAGATTCAATAAAAGATTCTCTATATGAAATTACCTGAACATTATGTTTACCTAAGTCTTTAAATATTTTTAATAGATAGCCATCGCCTCTCCTAGTTAATCTATCTAATGCCCAAACAACTAATACATCTATCTTTCCTAATCTTGCATCTTCATATACTTCATCTAAGTAGCTAATGCCCTTTAAGTTATCCTTACCTGTAGCTGAAGCTGTAATATCATAAGTTTTAGCTAATTTATAATTTCTATTAGTAATTAATTGAGTTAATGCTTCTTTCTGATTCTCTGTATTTTGGTCCTTAGTAGACACTCTCATAAATAATCCTGCTTTAATCATCTAAAAATTTATCCTCTAGCTTATACATTTCTTTTAAAATATCTTTTTTTTGAATTTCCAGGACATTTAATTTTGCTTCTACTAATCCAACTAACTTATATTTAAATTTAATGTCATTTATACAATTTTTAACAATAATTAATTCATCTTGTAATTCTTCTAATCTGATATGTACTTTTGATCGAGGCAAAAAAATCTCCCTTTTAAGGTTAAGTTAACTTAACTTTATATATATATATTTAATTCTTTTAAGATATCTTTTAAGGAAGATTCTTAAAAAAAAATAAGTACCTAACCTCCTATCCATTATTTTATATATATATATATATATATAGTTAACGGAGTACGAAGGACTGTACTTATCAAACAAAGTTTTTGAAAAAAAAGCTGTCATTAAACAACTCTCATTCTAAGATATTGATTTAGATCCTTACCATTAAAATAAAAATATGCCTTTTTTTCGCTTCCTACGTTTATACAGGGGATATTATTTTTTTCTTTATCCCATAAATAATTTGAATAATTTAATCTCTTTCTTACTTCTGAGGCTTTATATAATTTTTCATCTTCAAAAATATCAAAATTACTCTTCATTTTTATTCCTTTCACTCAATTTATATCTATTTGATTTATTATTTTTTGACTCCTGGAAAAATATTTTCCACTCTTCATCAGTTATATATCTCATCTCATTTCTCCTATGGCTGCTAGAGAGATATTCAAAAAAAACCTTTTTTGGAGGGATTAGACCTCTCTAGCAAAATATAATTTCGAAGCTAGTAAATTAACTGGATTTACAAATACAAAAGAACCCCTAAATTTACTAGCTTCAAATAATTATGAATACATAAAATTTTCTTGTAGAAGTAATACCTTAGACTTATAAATAAGCGAAAAGTAAATTTCAAATTTCATGTAACATAATCTATTTTTTATTTCAATTTTTCACTATGTCAATACCCTTTTGGGAAATTAATGGGAAAAAAACAGGCTAATCTATACACGTAATAAGCGAATATTCTATTGACTTATATTGATTTGTATTGTAAAAATAAAAATAAGATTGAAAACGCTTAAGAAATAAAGAGGTAAATTATGGTAAAACATAAAATTATTAGATTAGTATTGTCTGGAGATAAATGTAAACATTGTAAAGCAAGTTTGCTTGAAGTTGATTACGATCAAGATGTAGATGGATTAGGTTTGGAATCATCAGTTAAAGATTGTATCGTATGTTCAGCAAACTCTGAGGATGAGAATGATTTTTATTTGGATATTTTGGATAAATTAAATTGTGCAGTTTGTGATGAAAAAGCAGATATAAAAAATGGAGAATTTAGGCACGTAGATTCATACAGAGATGATCGTTTAAGATTCAGTTGTGATGAATGTTCTAAATGGAAATTAATTCAAGATGCTGAAAATGATTCAATGTTATGGGAAGATGATGGAATTTCTAAATTATTTTTCTTTCACGATGAAGAATTTTTTACAGGTTATAGATTTGATAATAAATTTGAGCCTACAGGATCATCAAATAGTTTTTTTAGAACTGAATCAGAAGCTATAGAAGATGCAAAAATTGAACTCGAAGAATGTGAAAATCCTGAGTTAACAGAATTTGTAAATAATTCTGAAGTTGGAGATGTTCAATATGGAGCAGAATTTAATTCAAATATTGATGTATATAGAATCAGATAAGGAGAAAAAAATGGGATATACAAATTATTGGCATCAAATAGAAGATTTTACAGATATAGAATTTATGAAATTAGCAAATCATACAAGAAAAATGATTAAATTTTTTGAAGAAGAATTAGAGATAAAATTTTCAGAAGTTACTTTCAAAGAGTTGGCATTAAAAGAAGATGATTTGCAATATATTTCTTTCAATGGAGATATTGAAAATGATTTGGATCATGAAACATTTGTTTTTACTCAAATAAAAAGAGAAAAATATGATTATGAAACCGATCAAGATTATGAAAACAAAGGAGCATTTGAGTTTTGTAAAACTAACAGAAAGCCTTATGATGCTCTTGTATGGAATTTTCTTAGGAAAGCCTATCAGATAGCACCTAAGAAAATAAGCATTGGGAATGATGATGGAGTAAGATTTCATGCTTTATAAAGAAATAATAGATTTGATAGTAACAACCTTGATGGTAATTGGGATATTTTATCTCACAATAGTAATAATAAAAAGTTGGAGAAAGGAGGGAAAAAATGGAAACAGGAAGTAAACCAATAGAAATTTATTTTGGAGATGCTAACCTCATAGAATTTAATAATGATGATGAAGCATTAAACAAAATTGAAGAACTTTTGTTAGAAGGAGCGATATATGATCCAATAGGATTTAGAGAGTGGCATAAAGAATTTAAAAGTTATGTTGAGCGAAAGTTTATTGAAGTCTTGCAAAAGCGAGAAATAGAAGAAAATAAATAATTCTGATAGAGCATCCAAAATTTTGGATGCTTTGTCAGTTAAGAAAGAAGAAAAAAATGTCAATTAAAGAATTTGAATTAAATGAAAAAATGATAATCGCAAATAAATTTAAAGAACTAAGAATAAAAGAAGGATGGACTCAAACTCAAATAGCAGAACAGGTTGGAGTTTCATTTCAAACTATCCAAAAATATGAGAATGGTAAAATTACTCCTAACTTAGAAATAATTTATAAATACTCTACTTTGTTTTCATTAAAAGCAGGTTATTTTTTAGGAAGTGTACTTCCATTAAATACAGGAGAAACAAGTTATGCAGATAGCAAAGAAGATGTTAGAAAATCTTTGAGAGAAATTGAAAAAAAATTAGATTCTTATGAACCTTTTGAAGTACCTGTTTATTCTCAAAAAACCCATAATCAAAAAGTAAGTAGAGAAGAAGCCTATGATTTTACTTATTGGAGCAAAAATAGAGTAGATGGTAGAGAAAATATATTTGTACTTCAATCCCAAATGAGTTGTATGTACCCACAAGTAAATCCTAATGATAGATTAGTAGTTGATCCCAATTTACCTATCTCAGAAGGACTTGCAATTATTCAACATGGTAAAGTTAGAAAGGCATTTGGAACAGTAGGATCTTCAGTTGTTTTAATAAAAAAAATTGATGACAAATTTTATTATGTTAACAATAAATTAGAAGGCACTCAAATTTCCCAAAAACCTAGATTGCTGAAAAAAAATTATTATACAGGGATGGTAATCCAGGTAAATCGATCTATTCAATATAATGGATCAAATCAAATTCATAATGATTTACCTGTATCAAATGAAGGAGTTTTATAATGGCTAAATCAAAAATTGGAGGCACTATAACAAAAAATGGATCACAAGGTTATATTGCAAGGATTAAGAACCCTAAAAACAATAAATTTATTTCTAAAAGAGCAAAGACTAAAATTGAAGCTAAAGAGAAATTAAAAGAAATTCAACAGATTATAGAAAGTGATTCTCATTTTGCAAATAAGAGTATGACATTATCAGATTTAGCTGAAAAATATTTTAATTTTAGAGATTATGAGGAGGAAGTAACAAAAAACACTAGAGAGAAAGAAAGAGCATCTTTTTCTATTATTGGAGAAAATTTTGGGAAAATATCTTTATCAAAAATAGGAAATGGATTTTTTATTGAATTATCTAATCATTTTAAACAATATGCTGAATCTACTATTGATTCAAAAAAATTAATAATTATGCAGATTTTTAATTATGGAATTGAGAATAATTTAATACCTGGAAATTTTAATAATTACTTAAAAGAATTTTGGAAGAAAAAAATTACTCCTACAATCATAACTGAAAAAAGAGAATATATATTTTCTCCTGATGAGCTTAATCTTATTTGGGAAACTACCGATAAGCATTATCCTGCATTGACTTTGCATGGTCAGTTTGGAGCATTTCAAGGTATGAGATGCGAAGAAATATCAGGACTTCATTGGAGAGACTTTGATTTTGACAATAACATCATTAAAGTTAGAAATACTGTTACAAGATATGGAGTTAGTAATATTATGAAAGGGAATCAAAAATTTGCAAGAAGAACACTTCCAATTCTTAAAAATTTCTTGCCTTATATAAAAGATTATGAAGAAAAATCTTTATCAAGAAATATTACGAAAGATGATTTGATTTTTCCTAGAGAAGCCTTTAGAAAAATAAATGGTCATTCGAGAACTAAAAAAAATTATGTAGATGCAGTAGTTATGAGTTATTTGTATAGAAGAATTTTTAACCAAAAAGAATTTCCACAATTTTGGAAATGGAATGGAAAAAGGGATGAATGTGTAGTAGAAACTCATAATTTTAGAAGAACATTTGCTACACGATCTGCACAATCAGGTATGGCTATACAGGACCTTTCAAGAATTTTAGGTCATAGTAACATTGAAACTACTATGATTTATTATAAAGATACTTTAGATCAAAAAAGAGATGCTATGAATTTTATGGATTCTTATGTAACTAATAATAAAATACTATAGTAATAATAGTTGCTGCACGATTTTGAAAGCTACTAACACAACGACTGCTAAGCTATCAAGCGATCTACCTCGCTAAACTAACTCCTCCGATAAATTTGCTTATTGGAGGAGTTTTTATTATCATGTACCTAACACATTGAAATTTTTAGGAGATAAAAATGGCTAAAAATATAGTAGATAAAAATACATTTTATACAGGTAAAGAATTAAACAATTTAAAAGTAGCAAATCTTGAAAAAATAAAAATTGCTGATAGGCAAGGCTTATTAGTACCTATAGTAATAGATAGAGCCTCACATCAAGCAAAGGCTTTAAATGGCAATATATACGCATTAAAGTATGAAGATATGTCTAAATCAGACTTTAATAAATTAGAAGCATCTCCCTATTCTAAAAAATTATATTATGGAGAGAACGTAAATTTTTGGCTTCAAAATAGGATAGATCCTGATTTAGTTATCAAAGGAACTAAGAAAGGTACAGCTTTACGAAGATTATCTGATAAAGAAATTAAAGATAATTATAAAAAATGGTCAATTAGATTTGATTCAGTATTAGAAAAAAAACTAGGTAAAGATTTTATTAAGAACTCTAAAATTAAAAGAAAAAAGTTTGATAAATTAGATATGGGAAATACTAAATCAACATTTGAAAAATATAATAGAGGATCAAAATTTATTTAAAAGTAACTGTTACCTTTTTTGTTACCATTTTTTACAAGGGATTACAGTATATTACGAATGAAAGATAAAATTTTTTATTGAGTATAATTTGAGTTTAGCCTAAGTATAAAAAGTCTTTTTATTTAGATACTGCCGACATGTATAAAAAAACAAAGTATTTGAACTCAAATTAAGCAACTGTTACCTTTTTTGTTACCATTTTTTACAAAGGATTACAGTATATTACGAGAATAATGTTCCATTAAGTTTGAAGAGTAAAACTGCTCCAATAACTAAAAGACTTATAATTATTTCTTGAAATTCAGTAGTAAACATTTATCTCCTTTTTATTATTATAGAAACTATTTTTTAAAATTGCTTACTTTTGTAATTGTTTTGTAATTTGGTAAATTTTTTAAAGCTACTGAGTTAGGAGATTGTAATCTTATTTCAATTCTTCCTAAGATAGCTTTTTGATATCGTGGCTTCCTAGATTGCCTTTTGATTATCTTGACTGTTTCTGATGGAGTTTTACCCTTCTTAACTCCTGATCCTACAGGATCATCTGATCTAGTTATTTTTTTATTATTGAAATCAAATTGATAATATTTATTGTTTTCTTTCCATTGGATTTTTGCTGCAAATCTTTTTGGCTTTATTGATTGTGAATCAACATCTAAATCAGGAGTAACAATATTATCTGATCCATCTCCTAATCTAATTATTTTTTTACCTTTTTTTCTTTTAACTTTTCTTCCTTTTGATTTTGTCTTAACTTTTGTCTTTGAAGGTTTACCTTTTTTACCCTTACGTTTTATTTTTCCATCATCGCCTTTAGTTTTAGATTTTTTCTTACCTTTACCTCCCTCAGATTTACCCTCATCTCCTTTTTTACCTTTACCTGATTTACCTTTAGCAGAAGCATCTGAAGATTTACCTTTTTTACCTTTAGATGTACTTTCAGGAGAGTCTTTGGGATCAGGAGAATCTTTAGGATCAGTTTCAGGAGAATCTTTAGGATCAGTTTCAGGAGAATCTTTGGGATCAGGCTTATCATTTGGATCAGGCTTATCAGGGATATCTTTTGGAGGAGGCATTTGAGTTTTACCTGTTGATGATTGTGAATCTTCAGGATCATTTATTCCCTTCATTCCTCTTCCTTTTGGTCCTTCTAAATCAGTTATTTGAGATTCTAGTTTTTCAGAAGCAGGTTTATTTCCTTCAGGACTTCCTTTACCTGTTTTAAAATTTCCATCAGGTAAAGTTTGACTTCCTCCACCTTGATTCTCAGAACTAATTTTAGTACCTGTAACTTTAAAAAATGGATTGTTTGAATCCCTTAAAACTGTACCTTTATTTTTTCCATAAGCATCATCTACAAATGCTCTATATTTATTTCCAGGCTTCCAGGTTATATTCAGCCATTCATCTAATTTATCGTAATCAAATTTTCCATCTGTATATAAGTCATCTAATTTATATAAAGCCTTATATTGAGCATCTGCATTTTCTACTGTATCTCTTAATAATTCTTGACCATATCTTCCATCAGGTAATCTTTTTTTAGCATCAATTAATTCCTGAGCTTTAATTATATTTGCCTCGATTTCAGCCATAACTTTTGGATTTCTAAGAACATCAGGATTTAGTTTCGCTGCTCCTAATCCTCCTGCATCATCAAATAATTTGCCTGTTACTGTACCTCCTGTTAGCTTTTTAGCTAATTCTTCAGCTTGTGGAGTACCTGATAAATTTGGGAATCTTTTTTCAACATAATTTAAATTTTCTTTTAGTTGAGATAAATCATCAGTTTCTTTTACAATTTCTTGCATTTCCTTTCCATAAGGACCTTCTTTATCAGTAAATTTATATCCTCTATCTATGGTTTTAGCTTCTGCTATTATTACTTGATCTTTCTGCTTATTTTCTAATATATCTAAAATTTCTAATTCTTTTTTTGTAGCTGTTCCATCTACTTTTTTTATATCTAATTTACCTCGAAATGAAGCAATATTATTTTTTCTTGTAGAGTTAGCAATTTCTTCTTGTAAATCTTCAAGTTTTTTTATTAATTGAGGAGATGGTTTTCTTGATATCCATGAGCCAATTCTTTGACCTGCTAAAACTTTTTCAATATCTTCCTGAACATCATCTATTTTTTTTGTTATATCCTGTGATCCTTTATAAGATTTATAATATGCTTTATCTACCATTTGTTGAGCAGTTAGCATATTATCAGGAATATTATTTTGAACTATTCTTTTTCCTGAATTAAGCATTTGTGATGAATTTTTAATGCCTCTTATTCCATAATTTGCTCCTCCTTTTACAAGGCTTCCTAATACCTTTATTTGTGCCAAAGTTAAGGCAAGATCAACAGGACGAAATTTATCTGTAGCCAATGCACCAAATCTTCTTTCATCAAAATCTTCATCAAATGGATTTCCTGATTTACCTTCAGTTTCTCTCAAAGTATCTAAATTTTCTTGCGATGAAAAAAATATATCTCCAAAAGGAAGATCCATTCTTTTTTCATCAGCCATTCTTAATGCTCCATAAGATGTAGGATCATCTCTTTGAATAGATTTCCAGGTTAATTCTTTTTCTCCATCTCCATCAGTATCTTTATAAGATGGAGTTGGAATTATATTAATTCCTCTTTCAACTTGACCTGCTAGAGAAACTAAATAATCATCTACATCAGATACATTTCTAGCTTTATCAATAAATGAACCATCTTTAACTTCATCTTCTGTAAATCCTTTAGGATCAAAAACCCTTAAATTTGGAATGTTTTTAGCCTGATCTACTAAATAATCTGCTCCTGATAATACCCATGCTCCACTAACAGCCACTTTACCTGCTTTACCTACTCCTCCAACTGTTGGAGATAAAGCTGAATCGCCCTTTCCTACAATGCTTCCTAATTCAAAGCCTGTAACATTATCTTTTGCTCTATCAAAAAAGGACCTTGATTCATATACAGAATCAGGAACTTCTAATGATGTATCTAATATAGGATCAGGAATTTCTTTTGATCTAAATCTATTTTGATAGTTTTCTTCTAAATTAATATCTGCAAAATTTATATCTTTTTCTTCTAATGTTCTTTCTTCAGGAACTTCTAGGGATCTATCTGTAAATTGGATATCTTCTTTTGTTATTTCAGGTTTATAAAAATTAATAGGATTTTCTAATGAAGGATCAGTATATTGAATGTCTTTTTCTTCAATTATTTCTTCTCCAGGAACTTCTAGGGATCTATCTGTAAATTGGATATCTTCTTTTGTTGGATATTTTGGTAAATCACGATCATAGATATCTCCTGGAGTTTCTAAATAAAATGAAGATTGAGGTAAATCACGATCATAGATATCGCCTGAAGAGATTTCAGGAGGCAATTCAAATTCATCTCCGATTGCATCCCAATCTCGCATTATATATCTTTCTCTCATTTTTACAGATGCTTCTCTATCATCTAAAAAAGGAGAGTTTGCATCGTAAAAAGAATTAAACATATCCACTTTTTTATCTAATTCTTTATCTTTTAATTCTGCAGCATCCCATCTTGTATTATATTCCTCCCAAAAATCATCATCTCTATTTGATGAATTTTTATATAAAAGATCAATTTGTTTAAATTCTTGATTTAATTCTTCTGTATCTTTATCAATATCAGAAGCAAATTCATCATAGGTATTATTAAATTCTGTAATTTGCCTATCTAACATATCAGCATCTTGCATAAAAGATTCAGTACGAGTTTCTAATTTATCTAATTCTCTTGGATTTATTATTCCTGCTTCTTCATTTATGTAATAAGGATTTTCTCCTGGTTTTATTGCAGGAGGCTTTAATAATTCTTCTTCTCTAAATTCTTTTATTTCTACAGGATTTAATTGATAACTTTGTGCAGGAGAAATTTCAGCAGTAGGATCAGAAGGTTTTTCTAAATTATAATTTATTGGTTCAACTTTTGGAGGATTTTCAGGAGGAAGAGTTAATCCTGAATTAAAAGATTCTCCTGATGATCTTTCTTCATCAGTATTTGGATCATAGGGAATAAAATTATCAGCAGGTTTAATTACCTGAGATTGTTTTTTTTCTCTATTTCTTTCTTCATCCATTAAAGGATCATTTACCATAATTTACCTCTTTTTTCAGTCTTTATACTTTTTGACTACAAAATAAACTGCGAATAAGGTGCTTCCAATCAATGCTCCATACCGAACCATCGACTTTTTCCTTGAAGGCATCTCTAACAATTCATAATTTCTACTTGTTGCCATTTTTACTCTTTTCTCTATGTATGCTTTTTTGAATAGCTTTATAAAACTCTTCTTTTAAAGCATCTGTTTTTTTCCATGATTTGTTATTGTCTATTGGCATTTATTAATAATCAATTTCATATAATGCCCATTTTCTAGTTAACGGAGCAGGAAAGCCCCCTTCAAAATAGTGCATAAATCCAGTTATGTCAGAAAATGGATTAGTATATGCTTGATCCCATACTAAACAACTACCAGTAGCCCATTGTATTCCTGGACTTTGTACAACTCCACTTCCATTTGTTACTACTGCTGACATTTTATATTCCGACCATAAGCCATAACCATTACCATTGTCTACTGCGGAGAATTGTATATGCCCTTGTATATTAGATGCCAAACTTGAAGCATGATTAGGATCTGCACCTTGTATTGTATAACATTTATTTCCATATGTTTCATATTCTGAATTTGCTCTAGTTCCTACGTGTAGTTGTGCTGTAGCATAATATGAATTAGCTTCCCACTCTTGCTTTGCTAAAGTGCAATCGCCTTCAATAGGAACATATCCAGGATTATATCCTGAAGCACCAATATTTAAACCTGTACCACCATCAAAAATTAATTTATATTTTTTCGTACCATCTAGCGTATTTCCGTACCAACAAGTAAAAACCTCATCAGAAGAACCTGGATTTGCAATTATAGTTCCACTATCAATTAAGGTATAAGCACCACCACCGCTAGGAGTAAAAAATTCAAGCGAATTTCCCGCAGCATTTGTTCTAATTTGTTGCAATGCTGATCCTGGAGTAATGTCAGTAGTAATATCAAGATCACTTGCTGTTACTTCGCCTGATCCATTAGTTTTTAATGGAGTTGATGCTGTAAGTGTTAACGGATAAACATCAGTTGTAGTTAAAGCTCCTGTACCATCTGTGGCTACACTTTTATCAGCAGTTAAACTTGGAACTCCTGTTATTGATGTAAAAGTCAAAGCTGATGCTCCTGAGTTTACTCCTAATACCTGATTTGCTAATCCTGTTCCAATAGTTAAATCAGTTTCAGGATCTAAATCAGTTGCAGTCAGATTCCCTGTTCCATCAGTTTTTAAAGGACTGTTTGAAGTTAATGAAAGAGGATAAACATTAGTTGTGCTTTCATTTCCTGATACATCAGTAGCCATTACTTTAGAAGCAGGAAGAGTTGCACCTGCTACAGCTAATGTTCCTGAAGCATCAGGCAAGGTCCATGTTCTATCAGCAGTCATTCCTGCAGCATCAAAAGTACCTTTATTAGCTGTTCCTCCTTTCAAACTTATATTCCCACTAAAAATATTATCTGATCCAATCGCACAAGTTGATTGAGCAGATAAACAAGGAGAATCAAATGAGCCAACTGCAAATGCTACTGCAAATATTGAAAATGCAAATGCCATAGTTGATTGATTAAAAGGTATTCTAATATTTTTTATTTTTTGTTTAAATTTATTCATTTTTTTCTCCTTTCTTAGAGAATTTGTTTTTTAAAAAAATAATTTACATGAACTTATACCAACAGCAAATCCTACTGAAAAAACTATAGCTATTACTACAATTCCTAAAAGATGCTGATTATATTGATTTTGATCTTCCATTATTAACTCCTTTCATACCATTGAGACATTGAATATATACTTATAGCGAACATAAACCAAAGAACTATAAACCAGGTATTTATTAATCCCTGCATACTTCCTAAAACTAGAGGAAATGATGCACCAAACATAGCTACAGGAGTATTATTAAAAATCCAAAAAACTCCTATACCCATAGCAATTCCTATAGCTGAAAGCCAAAGAGAAAACCAAACTGTATCAGGCATCCCCAAATCAGCAGGAGGATTTAAAAAAGATAATCCGATCATGTTTTGATTTGTAGTTGCAAGATTATTTGGATTTCCTGATCCATACCATCTTCCGATAATATCTGATGTTTCTGATGAGAAAATTGTACTTCCTGATGCAGTAGCAGGAACTATTCTTGAAGCTACTACATTTATATTTGTTTGATCTCTATTGAAAAAATAATTGGCATTATGAGTATTTGTACTAAAAGAAATATCTGAAACTGATCCTGCATAATTTGGATTTGAAGCTGATGTTTGTGCTATATCTGATGGATTAAAACCATAGTAAGCTACTAAATTTCCTCCAAATACCATATCAACAACTCTAATAACTGTATTATCTAAATATTTAGATAAGGTAGTGTTAAAAGTTGCTCCTATATAAAGATCCTCAGTATTAGATGTAAGAGTTGCACCTGTAACAGTTGATGCTGATGTTCCATCTACAGATAAATCTAGACTACCTGTATTTAGTTTAAATTCTATATTTTCATTACCTGAAGGAATAAATGTATGTGATTGAATAGAAGAATTATCAGAATAGCCTCTAATGAAAATATCTCCTGTACCTGAAGTAGCTGAATTATTAACTATTTCTAATTTGAATCCCTGAAAGGTAGCCTCATCATATTTTTCTAAAATAGTATAAACACTAGATGACATTTCATTTTGTATTACATCATTAAATTCAACATTTATCTCAAAATTAGTTTGATTAAAATCATTATGATTATCGACTTTTACATAGTCTAATCCTGTAAAAAATATTCCTTGATTTCTTTGTATATCTTTAGCACCTAATAAAACATTTAAATTATTAGTACCTGATGCAGAAAGAGAAGGAAATACATACCATTGATTTGATGATAGAGAATTTATATCTTGTAATAAAACTTGATACTCATCTACCAAAGATGCTTGATAAGGAAATATTGACCATGCGAAGTCATCAATATAATCATTTGAATCCCATTCATTCATATTTACTCCATCTAATAAAACAGGGAAATAAGATTTATTTGATCCTGTATCATTTCTAACTGAAATATCAAATTTATAACAATAATCAGATAGAGTAGCAGCATTTAAACAAGCAGGAGTTTGAGAAAACCAAAGTGTAAAAGCTAAAATAAAAAGCATACTAGCTAAGAACCAATTACTTAATTTTTTAGGTTTATCTTTTAATTTTAATAACATCATCTTAATCCTGGAATAAAACTTGCCAAACCTGCTATAGAACTTCCGATTGAACTGATAAATCTGCTCATTAATTGAGCTGAGTAGTAACTCAAAATATAAATTCCAGGTAAAGCCATTATTAGAATTAAATATCTAACAAATACATAAGCCATAGGAGAATCTTTATATTCCACTCCTTGTGAATCTATATAACAATTTCCTGTACCTCCTGTTAGCAAATTTCCTGCTGAATTATAACCTGGATCATTATCAGTTGATTGTTTACAACTTGACCACCATGAATAATTCAAAGTAATAATTTTGAATAGATTTTTAGTAAAGCCTAAAATTGTGCCTGTAGCATCAGTTAAAAAAGTAAATCCTGTAGATAATTTATTAACAGTATTTCCTCCTGTAAATGAAGCTGTACCTGCAGCATCAGCTTCAGATAATCTTGCATCATAAATCTCATTTACCATCAATTCTCCTGTTGATACAGAACTAGAAAATGTGCCTTCTGACATTTGACCTAACAAAGATATTAAAAGATATGGTAAAAATAATGTACCCACCAAACGTCCACTCATTATTCAGGACTCCTTCTCAGCCAATACCATGATCCAAATACAATGAATACTGAAAGCATAGTAAATAGAAATGCTATTGAAACTGCACCTATGAAAATTCCAGGTAACATCATCATTGATGCTGAAAGAATAGACAATAAGGCATTTTTAGTTGTGGCTACGACTACTCCACCAACAAACAATGCGAGTAAGAGAAAAATCAATCCTCCAAAAAACATTGAACTTGAAAAACCTAAATATTCAGAAGATACATATTCCATATTTTCTGTAACTCCTGAAGCTGTAGCAGTAGCTAAGATATTATCTTGAAGAGGAATATTATATCCTGTAGGAGCATAATCTTTATTTGTAAGAGTTGCACCTAGTTGAAAAACTGTATTTCCATTTGAATTAACAGCTACATCTACAATTCCTTGTAATGCCTCTTCTAAATAAGTTTGACCTGTAGGAGTTACCATACCTCTTTCGCTTACAAGTGTGTTTAGAGGCAATCCGATTTGATTTTCGAGGTTATATAGTATTCCTGAATCTGAAGATATCTCATTTGCTAATGCAGTTGTGCCTCCTGAAATATTTGATACTTGCCTACAATTCCATGATCCATTTCCATTTGTATCAAAAAAATCTGAAGCATATCTTAAACATACTTTTCCTGGAAGTAAAGATTGATTGAATCCAAAAGATGAACTTGCAGGAGATTCTGCATATATTCCCATTAATCCTGCATCAATTCTAGGAATTTTTCTATTTTGTCTGTGAATTGTACCTGCTGAATCTAAATATTCTATATATACATATCCTTCACGAAGTGAGAAAGGATAATCAGGATTTGGAGGATCTAATTCACAGCCTGTAGCATTAATTAAATAATCACTTTTGCACCAAAATTCATTTGGACCTGTACCAATATCTAAATCAAATCGTATAAGAACTAAGAAATCATCTGATGATGAAGTAGCTATATTATTGAATCCAATGGCTTCTTTGATGCTAAGAGGAGGTAATGAGGTAACAGGAACAGCAGTAGGAGTTGGAACAGGAGTAGGCTGTTGAGCAGCAATCGTATCTGAATTAAATGATAAATTGATAGCAATAAAACTAATTGCTAGAGCAAATGAAAAATATTTTTTTTTTATATTTACGAATCTGAAAAATCTCATCTTACTAACCTAAACACTCTCACTACTCCATAAAAGAAAAATAATCCTGATAAGGCATAAGTAAGCATAATCGCTAATGGAATATCCTTAGTAGCTGCATCAGTTTGAATGTCTCCTGCTAATATAAGGCAAGAAACTCCTGCTAATATAAGAAATGGAAATGAAATAACTAACTCCTATACTTTTTTGTTGATTTAGATTTAGGCATTTTAATTTTTGGTGTTCTTATGTAAGGCTTGTTATATGTGCCTATGTTGATGTCTGTATAATGTGATCTATCAAAATGATCTACTTGCCAATCATCTTTGTTATAGTAATTTGGTCCTTCCATAGCAGAAAGTAATTCACTAAGAAAATTTTTAGCAGTACCTTTATAATCTCTATCTATGTGATAGACATTAACATCTTCATATTCGTCTTGCATATCAAAATCTATTGGTCCTGATTTAATATTTACAACTATACCTGATTTAGTTGAACTTCTTGCAATAGTACCTTTCATGCCATATTTTTTAAGAACTTTTTTTATGCCTACTGAAAGCTCTTTTTTATCTTCTGTTGATACATAAGCCATTTTTTAACTCCTTTTATACTTTCTAGGAGATGATTTTGTAGGTTTAATCATCCTCTTTAATTTTTTTAATTCAACATTCATATCATCATTTGTATCTTCTACTTTTTCAAAATCATAGATAGGCTCTGAAAATTTATTCATATTATATTCAGCCATTTTTTATCTCCCAAATAAGAAATCAGATGCTTTTTTTCGAGTTGAAAAATTAGCTTGAAAGTCTTTATCAGCTTTTTGTAATTTATCTATTCTTTGCTTCATCGCAATTAGTTGATTACGATCTACATTTTCTCTTTCAAGTTTTCTTAATTCAACTTTTAAATCTTTTATTTCCTGAGAATATTTAGTTGATCTAAGAGAACCATCGCCTGTAAACTGCATTATTTCTTAAATTTCCTTCCATTTGATGCTTTAAAACTACTGCTTATTTTTCTGAAAGCATCTCTATTTTTTTTATTTTCTGAAGATGGAATAATTAAAACATTTTTTAATTTATCATTCTCAGATTTTCTGCTTTTTGAAGGCATCTTAATCTCCTTTATTTTCTAAATTTTTTATTTGATGAAGATTTTTTCATATTCTTCATCTTTTTTTTGTTTTGATAATATTTAATTACATCAGCACTATTTTTAGGCTTTTTACCTGATTCTTCTTTTATCTCATCTTCAAATTCATAACCAATATTGTCATAAAAATCTTCTGCTAACATAGTAGCTGCTTCATTCTTATCTGCTACAGTTGTATCTCTCCAACCATCTCCATCTTCATAACCTTCCCAATTATCTTTTTTTTGATCTTTCCAGGCATCATCAATTAAATATCTTTGTAATTTTATTGATCTCTCAAAATCGTATGTTCCATTTTTAACTTTTCTTTGTTGATTTTCTTGTATAGGATTCCATCTATTTGGATAATTATTTTGAGCCATTAAATAAAGTTCAACAACTCTATTATTTGATTTTTCCCTATTTATTGGTTTATATCCACTAGGCATTTCCATCTCCTTTCTTTGATTGAGATGAAGGCTTGATAAGAATTTTTTTCATCCTTGCATCTTCTGTTTTTCCTGGCATTTTTAATTCCTAAACTTTAAATTTTGTTTTTGTTGGTGCTTTAATTTTCATATTTAATAATCTTTTAAAATTTTTTTTTGCACCCATATTTACATTTTGTGCATCAACTCTTTTAATTATTTTTTCTTTATCTTTTTTTAATTTTTTCAGTTCATCTGAACTAAATTTATAATTTTTTAATTTTACATAAGAACTTAATAGTTTTTTTTCTTCTGGTGATTGTTCTTTATAAGATTCTCTAATTTCACTTAATTTTGTTAATTTTCTTGCCATTTTTATCTCCTTTCTTTAATTCTTTATAGTTTGTATTCATAGGAGCAGAGAACCATAACTGCTCCCATGAATGAGAGGCAATTCTTTTGAATTATCCTTTTGCTGCTTGAAAGGCTATTAGACCTGCCACAGCGATACCACCAACTGATGCCACCAATGGAATTAACTTAATTATTGCACCTACGTCTGAATAGTCAGTTCCTGCAGCAGTTACTGCAGCAGTTGTAGATGTAATAATAGTAGGTAGCACAGCGAGGAATGCAACTAACACAACGACACTAAGTATAATTGCTGTAATTTTTGAAACTTCCATTACGAGTTTGCTTCTTTCTCTGTGATCTATAGAATTATCTTTAAAAATTTATAAGCTGACACATTGATTAGCCTTTTTTTATTTTCATGATTATTAATAAACTAACTCCAAGTCCTGATATTGAAGCAAGAAGAGGAAGAAGTTTAATCATCGAGGCTGTAGCCTGATCTCCTGTAGCAAGTGTATCTGCTGAAGAAGAGTTGGCTGAATCGATTATAATAGGCATGATGCTTAGAAACGCTAAAAGCGAAGCTATAGCTAACACTATGGATGCTAATTTTCTAAATTCCATAAATACTTATATTTACAAATTTTACAAACTATGCTTTTGCATAGTTGTAACTAAATCCCACTCCAACGACCAAAATTGCCATCAAGCCAACTACTAGAAGAAGATTCCATCTTTTTAAAACTGAATCCAAATTACTAGCAGAATTTACCTCAGAATTTACCTTGAAATAATCAACAGTAAATACATAAGAAGTGCCATTAGATAATCCTGAAATGGTAACACTTGTAAGGTTAGAATCTAGTGTTGAAGAAGATGTCTTATTAGATGATCCAGGAGAAGTCTCTGTGACAGTCCAATTAGGTGCAGTAGGCTCATAAGCTGACTTGTTACTCAAAGTAACTGTACAGCTAGTCTCTGCTGCTCCTGTTGTACATGCTAATCCTGTATCTAATTGAGCATCTGTTCTTAGTTCATTAACTTGCTTTGATATAGGACCAAGCATTATTGTCAAAATAAAGAATCCCATTCCTACAATCATTAAAGAAAATAAACTTCTTCCAAACATAAAAAAATATGCTTCCTAGATTCTTTACCTTGACAATATTAAAATAAATGATTTGAAAAATTAATGCAAATAGCAAGGATTCGTAATATTATGTAAAATTTTTTCTGAAATCGTAAACTGATTTATCTTTTGATAAAGGTTTACCATAATATTTAAGACTTGTTTCGAGTTGTTTTAATTCCCAATTTACATTCAATTTTTTCTTCATTTCAGATTTTATTCTATAAATTGGAATCTGAGTAATTTGGTCATCAGTTACTATTCCTTGAATAATATCTGCAATATCATCTTCAATATCTTCCTGTTTTTTATTTAAAACATCAGATTTATTTACCTGCTCTGATCTAATAATTTTTTTAGTATCGTAAGATCCCCAATATTTATCCATTCTTGGATAATACATTCTCCTAACCTTTCCAGGTTTTGTATAATTTTCATTTTGATAAACCCATTTGATTCCAACTTCTTTGCCTCGCATTTTTCTAGCTACTACAGGATAACCAACTATGTCAGTTTGCATTTTTAATCTTTTATCAATTTCTTCAGTTTGACCTGCAAATAAAATAGTCAATCCAATTTTTCTCATCATAATAATAAAGTGTGAAAAATTAACTCTACCAAATCCCATAGGACCATAAGCAGAATCTTGAATTGAAGCTATCTCATCAATACACATAATTCCATTTTCTATTTTTGATTCTCCATACATCATTCCTTCGATAATTTCAGCAAAATCATATTGAACTAATCTTGATTCAGTTTCTCCTGGAATTTGCCATCCTGACCATTTAGGATCAAGGAATCCATTATGATAGACTTTGAAATCATCATAACCCTCAGAAACAGCATCCCTTAACTCTTCATGTGCTAACATACTCATAGTCAAAGTTTTGCCAACTCCTCTTCCTGCTAAAAGTCCAATTAAACAGCTATCTTTATAAAAAAATTCATCGTGATAACCCATTAAATTAAAACTCCTTGATATTCATTTTTCAACACTATTAATAAACATCCTATTCCAAAGGCAATTAAACCAAATCCTACTATTTTAAAAATATCTTCATCACTCATTTGGTTTTCCTTTCTGTAAAAAACTCCATCACTACATTTGATAAACATACCATTATGTAAGGTAGTGTAATAACAAGTGGTAAATACTTTATTGACCAATGTATACTTTCTAAACATAATTTTTGCATTACCCTCCTGATCCTCCATTTATATTTCCCATCATCGCTAGTATTAAAATTCCTCCTCCTCCTGCCATAATCAGTAAACCTCCTGTTTTTAAAGCTTCGTATTTTTCATCTTTTTTTGGAGTCATCAAAATTTCAGTAGCTTTTTGAACTAATGATCTTTGAAGATTACCTGACCTTACAGGAGGATCAGGTTTATCAAAAGGAAATACAGGCTGATAATATTTATCTTTTTTATTTGAAAATTGAAGTATTGGAGTATATTTACCATTTACCATCCAAAAAAATCTTTGATCTAAGTTTTCAACATCTTCTTTTTTCCAATACTCAGTAATAAATCTAGTAACTTTATTATTCCTCTCAATTCTATAAACCTTCGATATTCTTTTTTTAGCATTTTTATAAAAAATTATGCAAGTAGGAAGAACTGAAATTAAAAGTAAAATAAATCCTCCCATAGTTGAAAACATATATACATAAATACCAAATGAAAAACATCCTAAAAATGATATTCCAGAAATAATTTTTTCCTGCAAATTATATAAATCTTTTAATTTAATTTGATGTTTTGTTATAACATCATTATCAATAGTTGCCATACTATGTAACCTCCTAAAATTACTAATAAATCTGATATTTTCTCTTCATACATTTATAAAAATTTTTCTACTATTAGAGCAGCAATAAACCCTAAAAGAAAAAATATAAAATAGTTTCGATGTTTATTAATTTCTAATTTTTGTAATTCTTTTTCATAATCATTTTGATTCATTTTTATCCTCCTCCTGCCATATTGCTTATAAATTTAGGCAATCCTACTGCTAAAGCTAAAATTAATACAGCTACAGCTTCTACTGTTAAAGTTATTACTAATCCTCTTTGAATATAATCAGGTCCATTAGCATTTGATAATTCAACATCTGAAGATGAAATAGCTACATTTTCGTCCTCGTGATATACGATGTCATCAGGAGTTACATCTTTTCCATAAATAGAATCTTCTCTAAATTCAAGAGGATCAGCAGCACCTTCTCTAACTATAAAACTTCCTTTAAGTTTTTCAGGTTTCTGCTTTATAAATCCAAATAATTTATCTTCTGAAAACTCAGTAAATGCTGAGTTTCTAGCCAAAAATCCTTCTTTATCAGAAACAATAATTGATCTATTTACTTCTACTTTGCCAATTTCTACTGATTTATCGTGATTAAATTTAATTAATTTTGTAGT